CGGTCAACACCGCACCAATAGTAAATACCGTCATACTCAATAACGCTCTGCGATGACAGGATGCTCGACTGCGAGGTAATGGTGTCAAACTGAAATACAGAAGCACCACCCACATACGTAGCGCGGATGACTGAATCCAAAGACCAGAACAAACCCGAAGGCGCGTTACCGGCACCGGATCGAAGCGGAAGACCCTTGACGATTTTCTGGCTCGTAATACGCGCAGAACCCGCATCACCGCCGCTCCAGTCATCCGTATAACCAGCGCGACTCCACTGAATGAAGCCGTCCGATCCATACGCAAATACATACGGAGCCAAAGCAACGATACCGCCAGAGATGGTCAGCGACGGAACCGGAGTCAGCGGAGCGGTTCCGTTATCAAAGCCTACATACAACTGACCAGCAGCATCCGAAGAGATGTCTTCTACGTTTGGAGCAACATGCGCCAAAATTTCGTTTTGATCGTTTGTGGTGTTATACGCCACATCAAACTGCCACATGTTGTTTTCGTTTGAAACAAACGAAGGGTCAGTTCTATTGGTAACGATGCTAGACAGACCGTTCTGATCTAGCCGAAATCGGAACACACCATCCGACGTTCCAATGTGCACGTATGTATATGCATTATGGTTGTGAATATGCATACCACGAGCAATGCCATCCAAGCGATCTTGAAGCGCACGATACCCGCCTATCTTTCTGGGCAGTCCACGCTGAAAGCGGACCCACTGTCCGTCAACGTAAAAGTTGCCCTCAAACTTGGTACCGTCGCGCTTGATACCGGCTTCAGAGCGAACAATGACCGGCTGAAGCGGCATTAGTACGTACCGCCCTCAATGGGGTCCAACCCCAACGCAATCTGGGCTGCGGATGTACTGGCTGCGGTGAACACAGCGTTACCTATGGTGGTTGCTCCCAAGTTCGTTCGCGCACCGCTGGCCGTTGTTGCGCCAGTACCACCTTGAGCAATCGTAACCGGGATGGCAATCGTTGCCGTATCCGCATCCACCACGTTCGTGCCGTCGCAGTACAGAATGGCTCTTGCACCACTGGCTACGGTAACAGCAGGAGATTGAGCAGCCGTTTTAACGCCGAGCGTGTAGGAACCTGATGTCTGGTTACTGACCCAATACTGCTGAGCCGTAGTGGGAACGACAATGTTGCGATTGCCAGTCAGCGTGCCGGTAAAGATGTAAGCGGTCTTATTCAGTTCCGCTACCGACAGGGTGTAGTCACCGCTGCCAGAAATGTCGATTGACAGAACGCTGAATGCATAGACCGCAGACTGACCGAAACCAATCGTCCAGAACTGCACGCCGTTCGTAACAACAATCGCGCTGTCACCGGGAGATAAGGTCAGCGTGCTCGCGCTGTTGATCAGTTCCGAGCTGCTGGGGTCGAGCGTCAAATCACCCGTACCGCTGTTGCGAACATTGACGAACCAATCGCTTCCCAAGACCGGAGCGCCATCAAACGACAGCGTGCCAGCACCGCCCGTCCACACCAAAACCTTGGCGCGATCACTCGTACCGGTGGTGTAGTTGGTGCTGAAGCTCGTAACCGGCATCGACTGGTTGAGGGTCGTTGCAATCGCCTTGATACCAAGGCCAGCCAAAGAAGCGGCATCCGTTGCAGAAGCCGAAGCTCCGTACTGGAACGAACGCCACGTACCTGAAACCGTACTGTTATTCGTCAGGTAAATTTGAAACGTCGTGCCCGACTGCGGTGCGCAGATGACGGTGCCGGTAGCGGTCTTAACCGTGAACGTATTCGCGCCGACGTTGTTAAAGAGAACCGTCTCACCCGTACCGGCCTCGGTCGCATCCGGCATCGTGATGACAAGGCTGGAAGCCGTCGCGTTAACGTCCATGATCTTCGCAACGACATCGGTGCTCGGAGCAGACTCAAGCGGCCAGTCCAGAACCTGATCAATCGTCAGCGATACATAGCGGTACGAGACATCGCTCGGGTAGATGTTCGTTCCACCGAAGGTGTTTGTATAAGTAGTCACTTATGCCTCCCGGCGATTCGTGGACCGATCAACGATCTTCTGGAGGTCTTCGCCATTGAGCGCAGCCAGCGACCGGTCGTAGTAGGTCTGCCACAATTGAACGCGCTGATCGTCCTTCACAAACGGCGTGGCTTCCACCAGCGACCCGTATAGCAACAGGTTCGGCGCAAACTCGGTCAGCCAGTTGGTCTGGTTCGTGTCGTCCAACAGCGGCGGCAGTTCGTAATACAGGATCTCCATCGGGTAATCCGCAGCCGGGGTCGGCACGAAGATCCAGTGCTTGTAATCGTAATCGGCGTAAAACAGCGGCTGACCGGTCGTTGTCTCATTCGGCCAGTAGCTACGGACGTATTCGTAAGAACGGGGGAAAACCGGCGTGTGGACGTTGTTGTTCGTCCCGGTGCCGAAGTTAATGCTGATGGTGTCGCGCCAGCGATCAGGCTTTGGATAGACCGCTACCCCAGATTGCATGGTGGTATTGACCACCGTCTGGAAGCCCTGAATCTTCAGTTCACGCGCAATCCGGCGCTCGGCAAGGGTGATCAGCCGGGGGATCTGCTCATAAACAATAGGGTCCGTCGCACCACCTCTTTCAAGGTAGTTCCGGATGTCCACTTGCAAACTGGTAAATGTCATCGACGCAGGCATACACCTCTCCTTAGTCCCGCGTCTTACCAGTCGGGCAAGACTATTTGGGCACGATTATACCCTAATTAAGACAAATATAGCCTCTGCTCGTCCAGACGGCGCTTGACAAGACCGGGAAGTACCCGACCCCCTGCCTTGATCCATTTCATAAACTCTTCCGCTGCCTCTTCAAACTCACCACGGTTGGTCTTCATCCGAAGGGAAGAGCGTTGGAGATTGCCAAGGCCCACGTTGAAGGCAAAAGATACGAGAGCATCAAAGACTCCCTGACGGCCAACAGCAGCAGGGCAAAGTCGAACCACACCACGCTCAAACCGGCCAAGGTCTTGAGAAAGTATCCGGTCCACCTCGTCCATCGTGAGAACCCGGTCCCAGCCCTCGGGTATCGGTAGATTTCGGCGCTCCTCATACTTCACCGTTGCATGGGTGGGATCAATCACATGGCCGACGCCGACAGTCCACAACAGCGCCGGACAGCGGTAGGGCTTAGTCCGGACACCCTCGTGGTGCTTAATCATGTCGATGGCAGCTTTGGAGACTTTCACTTCTTGCCGAATGCTTGGGTACCAAACCAGAAGGCGATAATGGAAGACAGGATCAGCATCTCGTCATCCGAGAACACTTCGGCCATTGCAGCGGCAAACGGTACACCCGTGTTGTAGGCGTACCACACACCAGCGATGTTGATGGCGACTAACTCCAGCACGAAAATGTAGGTCACGACCGGACGAACCGAAGCCCGTAGATTGATCATCCACTGCGATGCGCCTTTACCGATTTCCATGTCGTGCTGATACAGGGCTACGCGCTCCTCGGCTGTGGACTGCACCTGAACCTGCTCCAGCTTAATCTCTTCGACCCGAGCCTGAGCAATAAAGCCCCGCTCAGCCAGCGCCAACTCCCGCTCCTTCTGGGCTGCGACTAAAGCCAGCTCGTGCTTCTTGTCCTGCCGGTCTTGGAAGATTTGCAAGATCTTGGGAAGTCCACCAGCAAGGAAGGACAGAAAGGTTGAAATCATCGTCATCATTTGGAAGCCCTCACCACATCGTCGCCCTTGGTTACGGTCACATGATCGCCTTCCACATCTACCCGCATCGGCATCTCTTTGCGGTCCAGACGATCAAGCTTGGCAATGAGTTCCTTAATGACTGCAAACTCCGGCTTCTCTTCCTTTTCCGATGCCCCGGCAATACCATTGAGCATGGAAATAAGGGCGGTCAGCGAAGCGCCAAGCAAACCCATAACGGCTGCAATCTTCTCAGAATCCAGAACCAAACTAGATGCAACGCCAATCACGACAATGATCGTAATGTACTTGAGTCCGTCCTTGCCAATCGCCTTACCAGCAACATCCTTGGCAGACGAATTAGCTTCAAGCCGATTTAACTCAGCCTGAACCTTGGCTTTGAACAGCTCAATATCTTCGCTCATTTGTCGGCCTTGGTTTCTAACCGGTCGAAGATTTTGCCGAGCATGTCTTTGATCTCATCAATATCGCGCTGGTAATGCGATTGCGTCACATACGTC